GTGGGTTTAAAGTTCTATTTAAGAATAGCTTATGATACTATTTCAATAGAGTCCACGATGTGACGTAGATTGTGATTCTAAATTCTCAAAATTAATTAAAGTAGATTCACTAAAAGCATCAACGAATAAGCCAACCTGTGTTTAGGTGGAGTCTCAGACTCATTAATGTTTTGGGTTTTGCCAAGGAGTTTGACAAAAGTTTTGATGTAGGCGGACGAGCATAAGAAAGATAATCAATAAGAAAATCTTTGCCAATATCAAGCTCATGTTTTATTTCAGGAAATATTTGTTCAAATATTTCTTTACCATTCTGACCATTCAGTAAGACTGAAGCAGAACGTGCAACTTCACGTTCGTATGGATCAAGATCGACTCGGAAGTCGGTATGATATATGGATTGATTAATAACAGCTAATGGTGACACTAGTCTGACAAAATCTTTCCAAACGAAGCCTAGAAAATGTATAGTTTTATATGATCTAAAGATTTTACACTTATCCTTAGAAATAACCATATGGAAGTCCCTTTTTAACGTAGTAATGTAATCATTGAAATTGATAGAAGTAATGTTAAGTAAGTTATCATCACCGCAAATCAACGACTGCCCCAAGAGTTTGGGGTCGTAATACGCGACCAAAATTGCATGGCAGATGCTGCCAATTAAGTTTGTAAAGCCGGAACCGGATGGTATGCCGTGTAGCTTAAGAAAAATATGTTGGTCCTTCTTTTTTAAAGAAGAGTTAACAGCTGAACAACAAAAATAATCGATAAGGTTATCGAAAAGATCGGAATCGGATTTTGTTAGTCGTAGCTGAGTTCGGAGAACAAAGAATGCCATCCAAATAACTTCATTTAACAGTGTCTGATCGTAAGACGAAAAGTCTGTCGAAGCTAAAAGTTTAACATCTTCATGTTTAAATCTACTAATTAGTAGATCCCTGATCTTCTCTCCATTTCTGCCAATAACGTAAAACGTATCATTATTAGTGAAATGATCAATAAAGGGCCTTATAAATCTAAGTTCCAATAAAGTCAAAGAGCCAGGATATGGATAAATAACCCGTGTTTTCACACTAATCTCATTACCTTTCTCACGTAATTGAAGTCTAAAAGACGACATGATAGGATAAAGAAATGGGTCAGGTAAGCCAAATTCAAGATACTGATTACAATCATCAATCAAGCGATCG